GCGGATCGGGTGCTCGGGGTCGGTACGGGGTTCGGTGCTGGCTCGCTTAAATCGTCTCACTTGCCATCTGTTCGCGTAACGCTTCGCGACCGAGGATGGTTTGGGCAATGTCGTTTTGCCAAAGCAAGCACAAGCGGCAGGGGGCTCGCAACAACAGGCTCTCCGACCAACCAAACACTGGGCAGCCTGCCGGACGAACAAAAAAACCTTATCAACCTTATTTTCCCAGCCACTTACCTTTCTGGATCGGGCGACATTCAAGAGCATACCGGACTGTTCGTGTGTGTCGGAAATGACTCAAACCAGTACGCGATGTCGGGCTTTGCTATTACTCGCGTTCGCGTAATGAATTACAACCACCGATACGCGCGGTCGCCGGTTGCGTTTGTAGGTCAAACGGAAGAGCAAGCCAACGAGGTTGCGGGATCGCTCGACAGCGCGTTTTGGGGGCCAGCAAAAATCGTTGGTTACTGTACGGCAGCATTCATAAACAATTTCTTTGCAGCCCATGACAACGTGAACAACTTGCAATACCCAAGCTACGAGTTTCGTTGGGCCTTAATACAATTTTAATGTGGGCGTCTACGCAAACTCTGGTTAATCAACCACGGATTGTCTTTCAGTCCGATCAGCCAATGCGCTCTAGCATTCGCCCGTACATCGGCAGGCCAATTATCTACCAAGCCGATATTGCGTCTCTGTTTGCTGTGCATTGCGTATTGGCTGTGGACTCCTTTGCAAATCTCAGCATCGCAATTGGCACCAGATACCGATTAACGCTCGACACTATTGCTGTCAGCGACGGACTGCATCCGTTTGTCAGTTTTCCTCGTCGCGTGTTGCGTGCCAAAATTGAAGACAACGGACAAGCCCTGACAACGGCGGAGCTGCCCTTAATTCCCCTGGCGACGGTCGTGGCGTGTTTTGGGTATGCGTATAACGCAGACCACCAACTACAAGCATACGCGCACGTTTCGTCACTTGATACGCAAGCCGTGCCGCAGGACCGAGAGCTCGGATACCCGTCGCCGTGCGTTAGTTGTGGCAGCGGTAGCGTTGGGCTTCTTGTCGACGTAGAGCAAGAAGACGCAGGCGGCGACTGCAAGATCATTGTGCGAGAGCCAAACCAAGATTTCGGTGGCGATCAAAGCGCTTATGGATCAGTCGGTATAGTTTTTGCCGATTGCCACATTGGGCCTTTTTATTTTGCAGGGCCAAGCACACAAGAAACGTCGCAAGCAAAACAGGCACGCGCCGGCGATCGCATAGCTTCGTTGCGTAGCAACTCTAGCAGCTTTTCGACACCGCTTTTGTTTCCGATTTCGGCCGCTGGGAACCCTACGTTTCCTAGTTCTGCGGCTGCGTCTGATTGCGCAGGCCACTCAGAACTTTTATCGCACGACATTGGGTCGCCAACGCCGTATCGTTTTGCGCCAAGCGTGTACGGTCAACCCAACAGCGACATCGCGTATGTGCCGGTAAGCAAAGAATGGCGCAGTAGCTGCGGTTTTACGCAACAACAAGTAACGCGCATGTCTGCCGTTGACGTAAGTTTTAATAACGTCCTCTCGGGACTCTCTGCAACGGCAACAAACATGGTAGCGGACACATATGGCAACAATGAGTATGCGTCCACAATATCTCAGGCTGGAACCGCCGGTTTTGCCGGCAAGTACGACACGGTCCACGTTCAAGTCACAGTTCAAGGCAAAGAAAACGTCTACGCCCCGCGTCATTTTCCGCTGTCTGGCGTGCAAGTCACGCATAGTTTCGTGGTTAGCGTTTCTCTTTTTCTGTCAATCGGCGGACAGCCGTTAGGCGGGCGGTTCGTTGGTTATTCGGCAACTAAGACGCTCAACGAGTCAGAGGCCATAGCGTTTTTCAACGGTGCAGCTTTAACGGTTGGCCGTGCAACGGTTACGGCAGTCGGGGCATGACCCCCTCCGGTTAATCCGCCCCCGCCCGTAGGCTGAATCGCGGTTTAATTTAGCGGCCCTTTCAGGCACAAAACGGCCTTGACGGTTATTTCATCCGTGCAACACTGGAATCTGGCCCGGAGGCCGATTGTGGCACGCGACAGGCATACGACCCGAAGCCGGCGCGTCTACATCGGCGAAAAACGGTGGCAGATTAGTCACGTTCGCTATCCGCGGGATCGCGACGGCGATTGCAACTGGTCAAAGCGGCTCATCCGCGTAGCGGCAAACCTCCGCGGGCTCCACCTGGCCGACGCCCTCATCCACGAAATCACGCACGCCCGCTTCCCCGATTTGTCCGAGGAGAGCGTCGAGGAGTTTGCCAGCACCGTGGCCGGCATCCTCGCCGCGGAAGGTCTCTTGCCGGAGGACGACTAGGTGGGAAAGCCAGCCCTGCTCGAGCTCGTGAAGGCCGGCATCGTCATCAACAGGCCAGGCGTTGTGCCGTGGATTGAGCGGCTGCCGGCCGACGTGCGGAAGGAGCTCGACGGCGTTCGCCTCTGGTTTCACGGCGAAGGACGGTTGAAGCGCATTCCGATCAAGAGCGTGGCAAAGTCGGTCGCAGAGCAGTTGAAGGCGAGAAAGCTCAGATGCCCAACAGCCCAAACGGTAGAGGTATGGCTAAGAGAAAAAGACTAGCCGAGGCGATCGTCACTAATGCGGCGATTGAGGCTGCGGCCGCCAAGGGGCCGCCGGCCGACGCCGAGCAGGTGACGCGCAAGCAGGACGGGTCCACGCTTGAAGCCAAGAGCGTGTCTCGCCGCATTAAGACCGTTGAGGATCTTCTCAGGCATATTCAGGCCGACTTACGACGGTTTGAAGTGTGTGCATCTGAAGCGACCAAGTGGGAGGTTGGCGCATCGGACGGCGACGGCAACGTAAGCGTCGTCGAACTGCATCGCGTGTGGGTGCGGCTCAAGCCGCGGGCCGGGCCGGGCGTGGCCGAGTCCGTTGAGTCGATGATTCGCTCGGCCGCAAAGACTGTGCGACGCCGGCCTGCCGGAAAGCACAAGCCGCGAGCGTCGTCGTGGCAGGTTGTGACGATCGCGGACACGCACTTTGGGAAAAAAACGTGGGCCGCCGGAACCGGCGAGGCCGACTACGACCTGGCGATCGCCGAGCGGCTGGTGGGAGACGCCGGCCTAGAGCTCATGGCCAACGGCGATCGGATCTACAAGCCATCGCGGCGGTCGATCCTGCTGGTGGGCGACATATTTCACTTTGACACTGTTGCCGGCACGACCACCGGCGGCACGGCCTTGGCCGGCAGCATGGACGGCCGGCTGCAGAAAATGATCGAGGTGGGTAGCGACTGTTTGATCTCGTTGATTGAGCGGTCGGCGGCGACCTGCCAGACCGACGTGCATCTGGTGCACGGGAACCATGACGAGACGCTCAGTTGGGCCTTCCAGCGGATCATGGCCGAGCGATTCCGCGGCGATCGACGGGTGAGTATTTCGCAGCGGTATACGGGCCGGCAGTATCTATCGCACGGCGGCAACCTGCTGGGGATTGCTCACGGCCACCGGGCCAAGCGCAGGCTCCCGCAACTCATGGCGATCGAGGCCGCTGACCTGTGGGGCAAGAGTTGCTATCGCGAGATCCATACCGGGCATTTCCATAGCCAGGCGGCGGAGTGGTCGCTGCCCATTGAGACGGTCGATTCGGTGCTCGTGCGGGTCGCGCCGTCGCTGGGGCCGGCCGACGATTGGCATGCCCAAATGGGTTTTATTGGCGCTCGGCGGGCGATGGAAACCTTTTTCTACGACCAGGCCGGCGGCCTCGTCGGCATGCTCGTGGCCGGCCCAAAGCCGCAGCGGCGCACGGGCTAGGAGGCGGCATTGGCAATCGCGGACGTGTTGGTAGAAGGAAGGTTGCCCAGTTGTTACATCGGTGAAATTACTAGGCGAAAAAACAGGTTCATGGGCGCGTGGACGGGCACATCTGGCTCCCTCGCGGCCGACTGTCATTGGCTATTGGTCGAGCGGTCTCAAATCCTAGAGGAGTTGCAGGCGATGCAAGACACGTTGCAGGAAGCAACCGCAAAGTTGCGGCAGGCCGTGGAATCGCGAGTGGGCGGCGGGTGCTGCGAGGGTGGGAAGTGCCATCCGACGAGTATCGACACGCAGGGGCCGCTCCTCGACCCCGACCAAGTGATTGCCGAAGACGACGAGCGGACGGCCGATTCTCCGTTTGAGGCCGTGAGCGTCATGAGCCAATCGCAGATGGAGGCGGCATGGGCTGGCGTAAAGTCGCGCGTTCAGGCCCGGCAGCGGCGAGTGCAGGAGCCCGTGGCCGCGGCAGAAAAGCCGGCAGAGGCCAGCGAGGCCGAGCGGCTTCTAGCCGATGCGATCGCCACGATCCGCGACCGTCGCGCCAAGTACGGCCCTCCCCTCGAGCACTTCCTGCGCACGGTCGGGGCGATCAACGCGATCTTTGCCCACAAGCTCCGCGAACCGCTCACGCCAGAGGATTGGGCGCAAATCATGATGCTCGACAAGCTCGCGCGTCACCAGGAGCAATCGCAGCGAGACAACCCGCTCGACGGCTGCGGGTACGCGGCCTGTTGGGGCGAAATCATGGCCCTGCAGGCCCGCAGTGCCGGCCCCTGAACATTCGTACAATAGGGTTATAGGAGCCCCCGTGATTCGACGCCAGCGACTTGACGAGACGCAGTATCGGCATGGCGCGAAAGGGCGCGAGCCGTTGGCGCCTCCTGGGGCCGGCGGCGATCACGTGCACTACCAACCGCTGAGGCGAGCCGGCATCGGCGTCATCACAAGTCGCAAGCAGACAGACAACGGAATCACGTTTTGGGAACTGCTGGCATTTCGGCTGTCGGAGCAGACCGGCCAGCGGATCACCGTGCAGGCGGCCAAGCGGGCTTTTGAGGAAGGACTGATTCGATAATGCCTACCCTGTCCGGCTCACGCTCGGCGACGCTCAGTTATTCGTGGGCAGATACGCCCGCGTTTGGAAGTCGCTCGGAGTCAGCGTCGATCATCAACAGCCGGTCGATCGCGAACGGCACGGGCTCGGGCCAAGCAAACGCCGCGTGGCGCGATCGCGTGACCATTCAAGCCGGCCAAGTCTACTCGGTTGCCTTAGACAATCTTGGGGCAACGGCGTTCGGCTATGCCGGCCGCGTCGTGCTCACGACGCTCAAGGAAATGCGGGTGAACGTTCGCACTGCCACCGAAAACCGCTTCGTGCTGGTCGGCGTCGTTGGGCCGGGAGACACAACCGGCTATTCCGCCCGCGTCAACCGCGGCGGCGACTACGCGGTTGCCGACTACCTCGACGGCTGGCCCGTCACGGGTGGCAATAAGACGGTCTACATCGCCAATCCATCGGCCGGCTCTGTCGAAATCGACATCGCGTTCGTCGGCGTCGGCACAACTCAAGACACGTGAGGGAAAGCATGATCTCAACGGCTCCATTGACCGCCGGCAATAACCTGCTGAATATCCGCGAGAAAATCCTCGCGTTCATCCTCACCGCAAAAGAGCAGGCCCAGGACGGCCTGACGCTCGCGGAGTTTGCCAAGCTCTCGGTCGCGCTCATGCGGGTTGTGATGGCGGCCGTCGATGGCCTGCCGTCAAGCGGGGCCGAAAAAAAGCAGTGGGTGCTCGAGGCCGTGGGGATGCTGTTTGACGAGGTTGCCGGCCTGGGCGTGCCAATGCCGCTCTGGCCCGTGTGGGCGGTCGTCAAGCCGGCCGTGCGTCAACTGCTCTTGCTGGCCGTCAGCGGTGCCATTGAGTCCATGCTGCCCCTCGTGAGGATCTCGCTGCGATGATCGCGTTGTTGCTCGTCGGTGCTGCCTGCCTACTGCTCTTTTCGCCATTTGCCATCCGACTGGCGATCCGTCTCCTCGGCCAGCCGCAGGCGGGCCGGCCGGAGGCCGTCACCTACCAGCGGGCCATGCTTGACTTGGCGAACGTGAGGCGGCGAATCCTCGAGCAATCGGGCGGCCGGCTCGACGAAGGGGTGAAGTCTGCTATCGACGCCCTGACGCTGGCCCTCGTCGCCGGGAGTGACAAATGAATCCCCGCATCGTGGCCGGCGTCGTGTTGCTCGTGCTTGGCATCCTGGCAAGCCTGACAGGCGGTAGGAGCCCCGGCCCGACGCCGGCCCCGATGCCTGCCGGCCTTTCCATGAAGGGGCGTTTCATCGGCCCGACGGCTGCAGCCGATGCCGACACCATCGCGGCCCTGCTCGACGAATTGGCAGACTGCATCGAGGCCGACGGCATGCTCGAGCAGCCGCGGCTCAAGAGCGGCGTGGCCCTGGACGACCTCCGCGTGGCGGCCCGCGAGTCGCGTTGCCGCGGCGAGAGCATCGGCCAGCGGCAGCCGCACGTTCGCGAGATCATCCACAAGTATCTGGACGGGGCCGTAGGGTCGAGCGGCGGGCCGATCGGGCCGGAGCAGCGGCAGGCGTGGGTGGCGGCGTTCCGCGAGTTGGGGAGGGCGGCCGCTGATGCTGCGAGATGATCGCTTGTCGTGGCGCGAAGTGCTGGCGGCGGTGCTGCTCTTGGCGGCGGCGTTCGTCGGCCTGCGTTCGTGGAGCACGCTAGAGGGTTCCATCGACGGCCGGCTCGCGCGGTTCGGATGGCGGCCCGACCCGGAGGCGACGCGGGAGTTTCTCGCCGAGCTCGGGCAGGAAAAGTATTTCGCAAACGCCGCCCCGGAGGCGATGGCGAAGGCCCAGCAAAAAGACACGTTTCTCTACCGTGCCATGTATGCCGCCCACCAAGCGGCCTACGGCCGGCCCTACGAAACGCCCCGGCAGGGGATCGGCGACTGCGTGAGTTTCGGCGCCGCTAGTGGCGTGTTTTGTGCCGATAGCGTCGATTGGCAACTCGGCAAACTGCCGTCGCCTCCTCTGCTCGTCGCTTCGGAAAGCGTATATGGCGGTTCGCGCGTCGAGGCCAGAGGCAAGAGCGGCGACGGAGACAGCCCGCTTGGCGGATGGAGCGACGGGAGCACGGGATCCGCTGCGGCCCGTTGGCTCCGCGATTGGGGCGTGGTCTACCGCAAGAAGTACGACACGGTTGACCTGACGACATACTCGGCCGACCGGGCGAAGTCGTGGGGCGCGTACGGAAACGGCGGGCAGGGCGATAAGGGCCGGCTCGACCAGGTGGCGAAGAAACACCCCTGCCGGCACGTCGTGCTCGTCCGAAATTGGCAGGAGTGCGTGGCCGCGCTCGGCAGCGGGTTCCCCGTGACCGTCGCCTCGTCGGTCGGCTTCGCGTCCGGCGATCGAGATTCGGATGGATTCTGTGCGGCCCGTTCGGTCTGGATGCACCAGATGGTGCTGGTGGGAACGAGATTCGCCGCTAACGCCGGACCAGAAACCAAGAATCCTCGCGACGGCTGCCTCGTCCTCAATAGCTGGGGCCGGTACTTGGGCGGTGGGAAATTCCCACCGGATCAACCGGAGGGGTCGTTTTGGGCCTCGCGTGCCGACATCGAGCGGATTCTGGCGCAAGGCGATTCATGGGCGATCGGATCGGTGGACGGTTGGGGATGGCGCGACTTGCATCACGGCGATTGGCTAACGCCGCCGGTGGAAACTCTGACGAGGAACGCGGAATGAAGATCGACACAAAAATCGTCGCGCTCTGCGTGGCGTGCCTAGTGGCGGGGTGGTGGACGGCCGGCGAATCGCCGATCCCGCCCGCGGAGGATCGCCCGGTGCTGCGGTGGATCGCCAAGACCGCCAAGACGCTCCTGTGGCTCAGTTTGATCGCCGAGCAGCCGCCGGCCGAGCAGCCGACCTACGCTCATGCTCGAGTTGGCGCGGACGGCCAGCCAGTGCTGGATCATGCAAGGGGGTGGTAAATGAGCCTCTGGCAAGCGTGGCTCGCGTTTCTAGCGTCATTGGCGGCCGAGCCGCAAATGGTAGAGCAGGAACACCCGCGGGCCGCGGCGGCGGTGGCGGTCGCGTATGCGTCGTTCGCGTCCGACGGGCCGGCCCCGCCCTCCCCTTCCCCGCGCGAGTGCATTTGCGGCGGGACGTGCCGGGGCGGCGTGTGGAAGCCGGACGGACGGATCGAGCAGCCTTGCCCCTGCCCAGCGTCGTGCAAATGCAAGAGCAAGGCCGGCAATCCTCGAGCAAATACGCCCGCGTGCCCTGACGGCCGGTGCCCCAACAAATGAGCGATGAGCTCGACGAGTTTTGCGGGCGGGTGGCGGTCGCAGTCTCAAGCGGTCGGACGGCCATCATTGGCCGGGCTAGGCTTCGCGAAATTACGGAGCTCGTCATTCTGCATTGGCCGGCTCGGCACCTGCAGGCGGTTGCGTTCAACGGGCAGAATCACGCCGCGGTGACGCATGCCGTGCGGCTCTGCCGTGCCCAGGTGCGAGAGCATTACGAGGCCCGGCACGGAATGGGCGTGTTGTGGGAAACGATCCTCGCTACGGTCACGCTTCACGTGTGCACGGTCATGGTGGAGCAGTGGTTTCGGGAATCGTCTGAGCGTCGCCTCTACGCTCGCCTAGCCCTCGAGCTCGCGAAGCGCGAGCGGCAATCCTAGAGCACGCGCTAGCGCACGACGTTTAGGGCGGCGTCGGCAAGGTCAAGCATTGAGCGGCCAAGCCGACGGAGCCGGCCGGGATCCTCGGGCACGCGGGCATGCGCGGGGATCGTCGAGCAGGCTGCCGGGCCGGGCATCGTCGAGCACGCGCGGGCGGCCGTGTCGATGGCGGCGATCTGGTAGCGGGTCTCGACGGCCAGGCCGGCCGCCGCGGCCATAACGGCCACGGCGAGCACGGCCCGCAGCGTGTCGCGGATGATGGCGGCGATCATGTGCCGGGCTCCGCCTGGCAGAAGTCCCCGAAGCACTCCACGAAGCCGGCAATCTCGTCGTTCGCGAAACCTTCCGCCACGAGCCGGCGGGCCGACTCGAGCGTGATACAGTCGGCCACGAACGGCCGGCCGTCGTAGCTGGTATAGTCGTGCTCGGTGTAGCCAATCCAGTCGAGCCCGCGCTCGCTTTCGATGTCGTCCAGATAGTCCAGCGTCTCGCGGCTGACCGGGCACCGGCCGGCCTCTGCACAATCCATGTAAAACTCTTTCACGGCTCCCATCGTCGCACCTCGTTTGTTCTCGGGTTCTATCGGTCGGCCGGCCGGGCAACGCGCCCGGCCGGCGGTCGTCAGGTTAGCCCTGGTAATCGGCCAGGTAAACAATCTCGTCGAGCAGTTGTCGCTGCCCAAGGCAGTAGAGCGCCGCGCGCTCGTCGTCGTCGAGCGGCTGGCCGGCGTCGCGGTAGGCCGCTGCCACGTAGGCCGGCGAGAGCGCCCCCTGTTCGGCGAGCTCCTCGGCACGAGCCAGGCCGTCGGCCACGGGGTCGTCGAGCAGGCTGGCGAGGTTCGTTTCGAAAAGGCCGTGCCGTGCCTCGTGCGGCTGGCAGGATTCAAGCGTGATGGCGTCGGGATCGTAGGGCATGGTTTCGGTCTCCTGGTGGTTGTCGGCCTCGTGGCCGTGGTGGTGCATACTATCCGGTCGGCAACTACTGAGCAAGGGCTGAAATAAAAAATCCTCGAGTGGGCTAATCGGTCGCGCCGCTGCGCGGGCGGCCGATACCGCTGGGAGACTTCGCGAAAGCCTGCACGCTAGACCGCAGGGCGAAATAAACTCCGTCGATGCAAACCCCCTGCACGCGGCCGGCTTTGACGTTCTCTCGCAGCCAGAAGCGGGTAACGCCGGCCAGCTTGGCGGCGTGTCCGATCGTGACATAGAGGGCGGGGTCGATCTTTGGCATGGCGGAATTATTGCCGATTGGTCGAGCGGGTCAATGCTCACGGTCAAACCTCCTAAATTCCTAGAGCACGTGCGGGCGCGGGATCCTACAGCACGCGGGCGCGGGGCATTTGGCGGCGGCCGCCGCGGCGGCGTCGCTCGAGCTCGGCGGCGGCGTAGTTTATTTCGTCCTGGTAATAATCGGCGCTCGCGCAGTCCGGCCAGGCGGCCAGGCTTTCGCGGCAGTCCGCGATTGTGTAGAGCAATTCCGCTTCGGACATTTGGCGGCAGCGGCGAGGGTAGTCGATATGGTCGATAACTTTTCCGGCGTAGTTGGAAACGATGGCGTAGGCGTTCATGGTCTAGGTTCCTCGGGTTAGGGTTGCGGGATCGTCGAGCAGGTGCACGGCTTCCCCCTGGCCGGCCGCCGCGGGCGCGGCCGGTTGCGGGGTAGCCGCAGCGGCTACAGTCCGCAGGCGGCCGCGCATGCGTCCTCGTAGGCCATATCGAAGCGGTCGCCCCCGCCGGCGTCCTGCTGGCCGGCCAGCTTCGCGGCGGTGCTCGAGTCGAGGGCGTAGGCCTTGGCGGTCGAGTAGACCCACCAGGCCGGCGAGCCGGCCGGCAAGCGGCGGCCGGTCTCGGCACAGGTGGCGGCATACTTCAAGGTAAGGATTCGCGGCGGGCAGTAGTGGCGGCGTTTCATGGTCTCGGGTCTCCTGGTCTCGGGCGGTGGGTCGCGGTGGCCGGCGAGGTGCCGGGCCGGCCCGGTGCCCCCTCGCCAAGCGGCGAGGGGTGGCCGGGGCGGCCGGGCTCAGGTGGCGTCGAACACGTAAAGTCCTTCGGGGCTGCGGACGGTCTCCACGTCGCCGGAAAGCTCGAGGTCGCGGGCCATGCGTTCCCAAGCCACGTACCGGGCCGGGTGCCACCAGGAGCCGCCGGCAGCCTTTTCGGCGTCGTGCCCGGTCTGCTCCCAGTAGTCAGCCACGTAGTCGGCGAGCGTGTCCCAGGTTCCCCGGTAGCGGTCGGCGAATTCGCCGGGGTCGCGGCCGGGCTCGGCTCC